CAGGGGCAAGAGATGCCCGAGCGGTTCAAGCGCCGTGATGTGCAGACCTTCGTCGCGGACGCCGTGATCGACTGGGCTTATGCCGAATACAACGCGCAGCGCAGCCCGGAGCCGTACCTGTCCAATCTGCTGCCACGTGTCGACGGTGAATGGGAACTGACCGAACAGATCCCGAGCAAGTACCACAAGTTAATCGGCATGCGCGCCATGGAGGCCGAGCAGTGGGAAACCGCGCTCCAGCACCTGGAACGTTCCACCGAGCTGTACGCGAAAGCCGGCAATGAAACGCGCATTGCGAAGTGCCGCAAGGCGATCGCAAAACAAACACCCGCCGTGACCGGCGCCCAATAACCGACTACCCCCCCCAGCGGGGAACTGTGGACGTGTGTCTGCCATTCATGGCTAGCCCCACGAAAAACAGTCTCCCCGCCCTATTCGAGCGGTCAGCAATGAGCTTTTCCGGGAAACCCACCACCTTTGTGGAACAGATCATCGAGAACGACGGCTTCTGGCCGGATCTCTCCGTGTCTGAGTTTCAGAAAGGCTATCGCCTGCCGGCGGAGTTCCTGGGCGACTTGCTGACCGACGCGCTGAGCATCGCCATGGCTGAGGTCAACGACGACCTGGCCACGCTCAAATCCAGCTGGCTCACGGCGGGCATTGCGACGGTGGAAAAGGCCGATCCGATGCTGCTGCCGGAGCGTGCCTGGAAAGCGAAGTTGTACAAACGCGCCGTTTATTGCCGTGCGAAGGCCAGCGCGCTGCAGCAGTTCGCCACCGTGACCCGCCGCGAAAGCGCGGAAAACACCGGAAAGGAAGCACCAGAGCGTGAGGATACGTTTCTAGCCTTCAGTCAGTCCGCTGTACGCGCCCTGCAGGGCCGTGGCCGCATCACGGCGAAGTTGCTATGACCAAGCTGCAGACGCTGACCGCGTATCTGTTGGAACGCCGCCTGGTTGAGCCTGAACAACTCGACAGTTTCACCGAGCAGGTGAAGCTTGCACTGATCTGGAAACCCGACGTCGACGGGATGCACCTGGGCGACATGCACTATCGCGCCGCGATCGTGCTGGAGCGCTTCGCCGACCATCCGGCGCGCTTGATGGCACTGGTGGGCAGTTGGTTGGAAAACAACGATGCCAACCGGGACCGCCACGAACTGCCGGCACCGGAATTTCTCGTGGAGCCGGTGGATAGTGACCTTTTCGACGTGGAAATCACGTTGGAGTTTGTCGAGCCGCAGTATCTGGCCGAAGACCCTGCCGGGGAGATCGAAGCCTTCGGCAAGAGCTGGGCCTTTGTCCCGTTTGATCTGTGGATTGCAGAGCGCGGCGAGGTGGCCACCGATGGCGGGGCGTAGCACGTTCGAACTCGACATTCGCGGTCGCTTGGGCGTACGCGAACAGTTGGCGTTGCTGAGCCTGCCGCCGCAATTGCGCCGCCGCTTGCTGAACCAGGTCACCAAACGCGTGCGGACAATGAGCCGCAAGCGAGTACGTGAACAAAAGAACCTGGACGGCACGCCCTTCGCTCCACGCAAGGGCGACAGCAAAGGCAAAAAGAAGATGGAAGCCGGCCTGGCCAAGTTGATGGTGGTCACCCGAGTGTCCGCTGATGAAGCGGAATTGGGCTGGAAAAACGCCCTGACCCGATGGGTGGCCGCGCAGCAGCACAACGGCGTCAGTGAGCGCCGCACCGCCCAGCAGATGCGCCGATGGAACAAGACCCCACCGGGTTTGGCAGCAACCGAAAAGCAAGCCAAGCGCTTACGCCGGTTGGGATTCCGTGTGCGCCAAGCGGGAAAAAAGACGCTGACCCGGCCCTCGGTAGCGTGGATTCAGGAGCATGTGAACTACGCCAAGGCGGGGCTGCTGATCCGGATCCTGGACGACCAGCGCCGCGAAAGCACCGGAGCGCAGAGCTGGGAAATCACGCTACCGAAACGCCAATTCATCGGCGCCGAAACTGAACGCGACACCAACCTGCTGATTAACCAGGTGTTGCAACAAATTCTGAACTCACCCCGCTAACGAGGCACTGCATGGCACTCGGTCAAGTCACCGTCGACAATCTCAATCTAGGCCAGGGCGCCGTGACAGAGGTTGAGCGTTACTTTCTTTTCATCGGCCCCGCCGCCAAAAACGTCGGCCAGATCATTCCGTTGAACACCGACAGCGATCTGGACGCCGCCCTGGGCGTCCCGGCGAGCGATCTGAAAACCCAAATCACCGCCGCACGTTTGAACGGTGGCCAGCGCTGGGCCTGCATGGCGGCCCCGATCGGCCCCGAAGGCGACTGGGCCACCGCTCTGGAGAAAACCCAGCAACAAGGGGTGTCGGTGGAAGCGGTAATCGTCACCAAGCCTGTCACCAAGGGTGACGAACTATCGGCCATGAATGACGCGGCCGTCGCCCTGAACAACACCTACGGCCGTCGTGTTTTCTTTCTGGCAAGCACCGCCGGCATCGCCGTCGACCAGACCTGGGCACAGTACCTGAGCGAGCAAAAAGCGTTGGTAGCGGGTCTGGCAGCGCCGCGCGTTTCACCGGTGCCGCAACTGCACGGTAATGACTTGGGCGTGCTGGCTGGCCGCTTGGCCAATTCGGCAGTCAGCATCGCTGATAGTCCGATGCGCGTGGCCACCGGCCCGGTGTTGGGACTTGGCGACGTGCCTATCGATATGGAGCTGATCCCGCTGCCGTCCGCTGTGCGCAGTGAACTGGATCGTGCGCGGTTCTCCGTCACCCAGACCTACCCCGACTACCCGGGCGTGTACTGGGGCGACTGCAACATGTTGGACACCCCGGGCAGTGACTTTCAGGTCGTGGAATACCTGCGCATCACCGATAAGGCTGCTCGCCTGATTCGCCCGCTGCTGATCCGCCGTGTAGCCGATCGCCGATTGAACAGCACGCCCAACAGCATGGCAGTGAACACCAACCAACTGATGGCGCCACTACGCGCCATGGCCAAGTCCATCAAGTTCAACGGCGAGGTGTTCCCGGGTGACATCGAGCCGCCGAAAGACGGTGACCTGGTGCTGGAATGGCTCAGCAAAACCAAGGTTGCGGCCTACATCAAGCTCAAACCCCTCAACTGCCCGAAAGACCTCACGGCGAACATCGCCCTGGATCTTTCCACTGACAAAACGGAGTAACGCCCCATGGCAAAAATTGGCGGCAAGAACTTCGACGTGAGCCTGGGCGATCTGTCGCTGCACGTCGAGAGCTGCACCCTGGACATTACCGACAACTCGGCTGTGGCCCAAACCCGGGGCGTGCCTGACGGCTACGTGGAGGGTGACGTGGCCGCTGCCGGCGAACTTGAACTGGACAGCTCCAACTTTCAGTTGCTGATCGACGCGGCGCGATCGGCGGGCAGCTTCCGCAAGCTCAAGGCGTTTGACGCGGTGTTCTTCGCCAAGGCCGGCGAAGACGAGGAACTGCGCGTGGAAGCCTTCGGCTGCAAGGTGAAGATCTCCAGCCTGTTGTCGATCGACCCGAAAGGTGGCGAGAAGACCAAACACAAGGTGCCGTTTGACGTCACCAGTCCGGACTTCATTCACATCAACGGCGTTCCGTACCTCGACGCTACCGAGATCGAGGGGATCCGTTAATGGTGGACTGGTTCGACCGCGCCCAGGAGCTGGAGCAACGCCAACGTGACCAGGCGATCAAGGCCCAGTTGCTGACGCCTGTGCCGGTCGGGCCAAGCCTGACCCATTGCGAGGACTGCGACAACGAGATCCCGCCGGCGCGCCAGGCACTGGGCGGTAAAACGCGGTGTGTTCCGTGCCAGACGGGCTTTGAGCAGAGTAAACGCTGATGACGACTGACGCCGTACGCCTCGGAACGCTGGAGCAGAGATTCGCCGTATTTGAACACCGGCTGAGCGAGTTGGAAGACCGCCACGAAACCGTGCCTACCCGCGTGACCAAGTTGGAACAGGGGTTCGAACATATGGCCGGGCAGCTGTCGGAACTGAACGCTGGCCAGCAGACCCTGACGGTCGCGGTGAATGACATCGGTGCCAAGGTCGGCCGCTTGCTGACCATTCTCACGGTGGTCGCTTCTGTGCTGCAGATGGTTGTGCCGGCACTGTTGCGGGTGTGGTTCCCATGAGCCTGCGCGGCAGGATTCAAGCCGGTGTGATTGCGCTGGCCAGCGCTCCGTTGGTGATCTTCCTGGGCACTTGGGAAGGCCGTGGCCAGAACACCGTTTATGCCGACAAGTTGGCCAGCGGACTGCCCACTGTCTGCAAGGGCATCACCCGACACACCAGCCCGTTCCCGGTGGTAGTCGGTGACTACTGGTCGCCCGTTCGTTGCGCCGAGGTGGAGCAGATGGTGATCCGCAAAACCCAGCTGCAGCTGGCCGACTGCATCACCAACCCGGACGTGAGCCAGAACACTTTCGACGCGCTGACCAGCCATGGCCACAACGTCGGTGTGCCCAGCACTTGCGCCAGTCGGGCGGTGGCGTTGATCAACGCCGGCCGCATTGTTGACGGCTGCAGGGCGTTGGTCTGGGCACCGGACGGCAAGACACCGGTATGGGCGTACGTGACCGACGCCCAAGGCCGCAAGCGCTTCGTTCAAGGCCTGCACAACCGCCGGCTGGCTGAAATGGAGCTGTGCCTGCGATGAGCCTTTCCCCATTGCGTCTGGCGCCTTTCGTGCTGCTGGTGGCCCTGCTGGTGTGGGTGGCGTTCGATCGGGTAACCGATCAGCGCGACGACGCCAGGCGCGAGCGCGACAGCGCGCAATGGGAGGCGGGCGGCCTGCGTGAAGCGGCCCGAATCAGCGGCGAAATGCTCGCTGAGCGCGACGCGATCGACCAACGAAACACCAAGGAATTGACCGATGTACTCACTGAAAACGAGCGCCTGCGCCGCGCTGTTAGCGATGGCTCTGGCCGGCTGCTCGTCCGCGCCACCTGTCCCGCCACCGGATCTGTGCCCGCCACCGCCGGCACCGCCCGC